CGAACACGCCATGATGCTGAAATTGGTGAAATACGGCCCAGACCAAGATGCGGTCGTTAACCAGTCCATAAGCAATCAGTGGCAGGGGTTGTTTGACCTTCAGCGGGCAAAGCCGGTGCCGGGCGAAAAGCCGGTTAAGACCGACAAACAGATTGCTGCGGAAAACGAACGTTTTGCTGCCGACGAACACCGATGCGTAAAAGGCTGGGATCAGCGGTTGTCTGAACCCCTCGCCAAACTCAAATTGGCGGATGCGTTGTTTGCACGGTACATGGTGCGTCAGGATGAAATCGGCCATGAGGATCGCATTGAATGGCTGCGCGACCAGATGGCGGGTCTGCTGCGTGAGGCTAATGCGGCTAAGGTCTATGGCGACCCGCACTTACGTTCGACCGTTTGGCAGATTTTTGGTGATCGGGGCATTGCGAGGCTGAAAGAACGTGCGTCCGCTGAACAGTCGAAACCGAATGTGGTGGCAGATATGGCTGATTCGCTGCATCAACGAGGCACGGGATGAGATACCGAGCGAGGCGCGACGCGAACGACGGTCTAATCGGTCAGGCGTTGACAGCCGCCGGGTTCGTCGTCCTCGACTACGCCTCAAACGGCGGCGTACCGGATCGGCTCGTCGTACGGAATCTGCCCGACAAAACCCCGTGGGTGTGCTGGGTAGAAATCAAGGTACAAAAAGGAAAACTACGCCCGAGCCAAGAAAAGTTCCGAGCGATATTTGAACCCCGCGGGGAGTTTTACGTTGCGCGTGACCCCGAAGCCACGGTGCGTGAGTTGATGGAACGGTATTTAGCCGCGATCAAGCCCGAGCAGTATCGCTAAACATGAGCAGTTTGCGGTGACCCTTGTAGTGGACGATGGCCGGGTCTGGGTGCTGGGCAAGGTACTCAGGCAAGCAAGCGTAGTGCGATTCTGGCAGATACTGGACGGCGGCGCGTTTGGCGTACTCTCGCAGCACTTCTTGGTCGCCGTACCACACCCTAAAGCGGTCGGGCAGGACGTTGTACATTTCGGCAAGGTCAGCCCAGATGCCCCAATCCGCCGTGATCGTGCAGCAGCCGACGAACGGGTACACCTCATCCAGCGTCTTTCCCTCGTACTCCGAATAGTCTTGACCGCGTTGGCGGATGTTAAAGATCGCCTCACGATTAAAGTCACGCCGGGTCATCGCAACCGTTCCGCGAAGCAGCGCGGCAGGGTCAATGGGGTGCCGGACGATCATGTCGGTATCCATGTACATCGCAGGCTCGGTCAACCCAAGTTCCGCGAAAGCATTGGTGCGCCATTGCATCAAGAACTGCCGGTTGCCCTCGGTCACGAACACCCGCGATACACCCGGCACGGGCGGGGTGTTCTTGTCGCTAACCTGAATGATGGTCGCGTCGGGGTTGTGGGCGCGAATGGAAAACACCATCGCGGTGGGCTGGGCGATGTCCTCGCCTACGTGAAAAAATACAAACATAGGGAAACTATATGCTGAACTTAAACCGAAGGCGACTCTCACGGGCTATCTGGGACACCCTCTTTGCCGACCTGCCCGACCTGCCGTGGCACGTGATTGAGGACTTGGAGAAGTTAGACCCTGCCCGACGTACTGGTAGCACTAACCACGCCTCCCTAATGGCCTTATGGGCGGTTATACGCTACTTCCGACCCAAGACCGTGGCCGAGGTCGGCACGTACATTGGCAAATCGACGTTTGTGCTGTCGCGTCTGGGTGCTGACGTCCATACCTGCGACATGACGCACGATTTCAAACTCCCGATCGCAACCAAGATCACGCAGTACCACACAAGCAGCACCGAAATGCTTGCCAAACTAGACGGTAAGATTGACTTGCTCCACCTCGACGGGCGGTTACAGGCGGATGATCGGGAACACCTGACGCGGCTCTGTACCCCCGACACGATCATCACGCTTGACGACTTTGAGGGCGTTGAGAAGGGGGTATGGAACGCCATGCAGATAGACCTGTCCAAGCGCATCCTCGTATACCCGCCCGAGCGGCAGTTGACAGAGCGATACGCGGTAGGGGATGCTACGACTGCAATAATCCTGCCCACCTTGAGGCTAACGCCGCAATGAGCCACAAAGACGCCGCTGAATTTGTAGGCGTATTGCTACACAGCAGCACCGCCACGCATTTTCTGCATTTGCAGACGGCCAGTTATGCCGCTCACAAGGCACTCGGGCATTACTACGAAAACATCGTGGACTTGGCTGACAAGTACGCGGAAGCCTATCAAGGCCATCACGGGATCATCCCGCTGGCCGACTACCCCGAGGGGTTTAAGGTACAGACCGATGCGGCCAAGTACGCCAACAGCCTGCTGACGTTCGTCAAGGGCATCCGCAAAGACCTGCCGGAAAACACCGATTTGCAGAACATCATTGACGAGATCGTGGGCGAGATCGCCTCCCTTCTGTACAAGTTGGAGCGTTTCAAATGAGAAAGGCAGGGCTATACGCCAACATTCTCGCTAAACAGGAACGCATCAAAGCCGGTTCGGGCGAGCGTATGCGTAAGCCCGGCCAACCCGGCGCACCGACAGCCAAGGCGTTCCGTGAAAGCGCCAAGACGGCCAAGAAAGAAAACAAATGACAGCCGCGTGGACACGCAGCGAGGGCAAGAACCCGAAAGGCGGGCTGAACGCCAAGGGGCGTGCCTCGTACAAGGCCGAAACAGGCGGGACGCTCAAGCCCCCTGTGAAGTCAGGCGACAACCCACGCCGAGCCTCTTTCTTGGCCCGTATGGGCAATATGCCGGGGCCGATGGCAAAGAACGGCGAGCCTACTCGCCTAGCCCTTGCGCTGAAGGCGTGGGGCGCGTCCAGCAAGGAGGACGCGAAGGCCAAGGCACGAGCCATTAGCGCGAGGAATAAGTAATGGCCGTTGACCGTCAGCGCCTAGCCGCAGCACTTGCCTATGAGCAGCAACGACGGCGCATGATGGAATCCGTGCCGACCGTGGGCAACCTGCCGCCCGCCCAACCGGCTCGCAGGAACCTACGCACCGACCTTGAGAACCTGTCATCGGGTATCGGTCAAGGCATCGTCAATCAGATGGAGGGCGTCAAGGGGCTGATCACCGACCCCGTAGGCACCGTTAAAGGCGCATACGAGGGCGTCAAAGGCATTGTGCGCGACCCGTCCGTACTTGCTGACGCATTGCGCTACACCGCCGATAAAGCCATGAGCGGCCCGTTAGGCGCAGGCGAAGTGGTAGGCGAGATGCTTGGCCCTATGCGCGGTAAGCCGCCAATGGCCGAAATTGACGTTTACCACGGTAGCCCGCACCGTTTTGAACCTGAAGAAACGCTAACCGTTTACCGTGGCGAAAATACGGCAAATAAGGGCGGCAATTACTGGACGGGCGACCCTGAATTTGCGCGACAGTTTACGCAAAGCGGGTTGGAAAACGAAATTAAGCGGTCTACGTTGTCTACCGCTGACGTTTACACGCCGCCAACTCCGGTTTTTGCGGGAGACGCAAAAGGCGTTGATGCGGCTATTGCGGAAGCGAAACGATTAGGCAAAAGCGTTGTGCGTTTGAGCGAAGGTAAAAGCCAGCCAGATAGTTTTTACGTTGTAGAAAAAACAGCGTTAGGACGAACGGGCAACCCGTTGGGTGCTTTTAACGCCAGCAAGATTGGCACGGGTGAGGGCGCACAGGCGTATGGGCATGGCATCTATGTCGCAGAGTCGCCAGATGTAGCAAAAGGCTACGCGAAAGGCGTGAAAGACATGGGCGCAATTAAAGCCATGAATGACGAAATGAGCCAGTTGGCGAAAATCATGGGTCAGGATGAAATTGCCGGTCAATATCGGAAATACAAAACTGACGCAGGCCGCAACGCCGCTAAACGCTATGATGAATTGATGGCGCAACGGCAAGGGGTTGTTGACAGCCCCGGCAACCTCTACACCGCCGACCTACCCGACGAAATGGTAGATCGGATGCTGGATTGGGATAAGCCGTTAAGTGAGCAAAGCGACTTTGTGAAGAAAACACTCGGCGTTACAGAAGGGTATTTTGCTGTGCCATTGTCTAGCGGCGAAAAAATGTACGCACATGGTAAAAGCATGGCAGGCGTAGATTTGATCAATGAACTAACGTCTTTGATGGGTGAAGGCAACAAAGCAGCCGCGTCAGAGTATCTGAAATCAAAAGGCATCCCCGGCATCCGATACCTAGACGCAGGCAGCCGAGGACAAGGCGGCAGCGGTACACGCAACTTTGTTGTGTTTCCCGGCGAAGAAAAGAAGGTCAAGATTCTTAAACGAGAGTAAGACGCCCACCGCCTCTGCATCAATGTACGCGGTGGCTATCTCAAACGATTGTTGCACGGAATAAACAATAGCCATATATTCACAACGCTATGCCAGCAGGACGACCTAAAGGTAGCCCAAACAAGTCCACCGCCGTGGCACGAGAGGCTATTGCACGGTTCGTAGACGGCAATGCAGACCGCTTACAAGGGTGGCTAGATCAGATCGCAGAGGAGAAGGGGCCACAGGCTGCCTTTGAGTGCTTTAGCACCCTGCTGGAATACCACGTTCCCAAACTCGCCCGCCAAGAGATCACAGGCAAGGACAACGGCCCGGTCAAGGTACAGATCGGATGGATGGCTCCCGAATAATCCTGCCCTACCGCCCACGCAAGGCGTTCATGCCGTTCCATGAGCGCACCAAACGCTGGGCTTGCCTTGTCGCACACCGCCGCGCAGGTAAGACCGTCGCCGCCGTCAACGACATGATCCGCGCTGCTGCGATGTACCAACAGCCTTACGGACTATTTGGCTACGTTGCCCCCTACCGCAGCCAGGCAAAAGCCGTGGCATGGCAATA